CTGGAGCAAATGAAATCAATCCTTTCCCAATGGAATGGCAAATAAAATTGCAACACTCAAAACAAAAACCTAATTATATAACAAATGAACGCAAAAGAAACACTCAAGGAAATCCGCACAATGCTTGGATTCTCTGACGAACCCGTTGCCGTTGAATTAGCGACTGCTACTTTGACCGATGGCACTGTAATTATTTATGACGGAGAATTGGCAATCGGAACTGCCATCTTCGTTCAAACTGCTGAAGGCGACATTCCAGCACCTGATGCAACTCACGAGGTTGAAGGTGGATTGTTGGTGACAACCGTTGGTGGAATGGTTACTGAAATCGTTGAACCTGAAGTTGAGATTGAAGTTGAAGCCGAAGAGTTCGCAACAGTAAGTGCATTCAACGAAGTAGTTGCCAAGATGGAAACTGCCATTGCTGAATTGACTGCTAAGGTGGCAACATTGACTGCATCAAACAACACACACAAAGAAGCAATGAGCAAAGCAATCGACTTGATCGAGAAAGTTGCTGACTTGCCTTCAGATGAACCCACAAAAACTCCCGTTTCAAACAAAAAGAATGATCAGTTTGAAGCATTGAAAAGATTAAAAAACTCACTAAATAAATAAACTAAAACTATGGCATTTTCAGTCGGATCACTCACGAATTACAACAACGAGCAATCAACCGATTTACTCGTTAAGGCATTGTTCAGCGGAAAGACCGCTGCTGCGATGTACGCTGCTAATCAAGTGCAAGTAGGTGTTAAATCATCTGCTGCCTTAAACATTCTTGCTTCAACTGTATTCTTTCAAGCCGATGGCTGCGGATACAACCCAAGCGGAACAACTACCTTCACACAAAGAAACATCACAGTCGGTGCGGTAAAAGTTGAAGAAACTTTGTGTCCTAAAACTTTGGAAGCAAAGTGGATGCAAACACAAATTATGCCTGGTTCACCAACAATGATTCCTTTTGAGGAGCAGATTGGTAACGAGAAAGCAGCCGTGATTGCACAAACTTTGGAAACTGCACTTTGGCAGGGTGATACTGCAAGTGGTAATCCTAACTTAAGCCGTTTCGATGGTTTGTTGAAGATCATCGCTGCTGCATCTCCAACATTGGCAAATGCTGCTCCAACAACTTTCACAACTGTGACTGTTTCAAACATCGATGACATCTTGGATCAAATCTATTCAAACATCCCTGCTGCCGTTGCAACCAAAACTGACTTAGTTTGTTTCTTGGGTGTCGATGCTTACAAGTTGATGTTGGTAAACTTGAAGAACGCCAATTTGTTTCACTATGTAGCAGATGCTGCAACTGAAATGGAAATGGTTTATCCTGGTACTAATATGAAGTTGATCGCCGTTGGTGGTTTGAACGGAACAAACAAGATTGTTGCCGGTTCATTGTCTAACTTCTTCTTAGGAACTGACCTTGCAAACGAAGAGGAAATCGTGAAATTGTGGTACTCTGAGGATTCAGACGAAGTGCGTTTCCGTTTGACTTTCGCTTATGGTGTGCAAGTTGCATTCCCATCTGAAGTTGTTTATTTCACCCTTTAATCTAAGGTAGGATGGCTTGTTTATTAACATCAGGATTTACCCTTGATTGCAAAGAAGCAATCGGAGGAATAAAAAGCATCCACCTAATCAGTTGGACTGCATCAAAGTTTACCGTTGTTAGTGGTGTAGTTACTGCAACAACTGTGGTGAGCGGTGATGTATACACTTACGAGCTACCGAAAGCAACCGGATCAATGACAAACACTACAAATGTTTCGATTGAGAACGGCACATCTTTCAACCAAGCTGACATCGCGTTCAAACTTCGCAGATTGTCAACAACCAAACGCAACGAGATGAAACTTCTTGCACAAGGTCGTTGCTATGCAATCGTGAAAACGAACAACGATGAGTATTGGTTGGCTGGTAAGGACTTGGGTTGTGATGTGACTGCAATGGTCAGCAACACGGGTACTGCAATGGGTGATTCTACTGGATACGAAGTAACTCTATCCGCAATCGAAGCCGAAGCTCCGTTCATCTTACAAGCATCGGTGGTTACTACATTGGGAATTTAAGTACGCTTGATTCATAGAGAAAGGGGGTGGGCATTTGCTCACCCTTTTTTGTTACATAAAAGACAAGTCGCTATTTTATTAAGATGTTGGTTATTTCTCTCGGTGAATCAAAAAATTGGTATGTAACTCTGACCGAGAAAGTCACGATTGCAAACCCTTATTTCTTGTTTGCGTTCACTCATCGTGTGACCAATGAATTGACAACGGTCATCTTGACTGACATCTCAACGCAAACTGAGAGATACAACAAATTTGCAGTTATTGAGGGTACAACATTTGACCTTGATGCAGGTGAATTTGAATATGTCATCTACGCACAAACATCATCAACTAATTTGTCACCAGCGTTGGCAAACGAAGAAGTTGAAAGCGGTGTATTGAAAGTTGAATTTGATGTCACTCGCACATCATACGAGGTCACTCTCAATGAGAAAATCTATGAGATTGAACAACCCACACAAATTCTATTAATGTTGCTTGAGAACGGGGATTTTATCCTCCTTGAAAGCGGTGATAAAATACTACTATAATGGCAGATCAAAAGATATCCCAATTAACCACTATCGTCACCGTTGATACGGCAGCGGATTTGTTTCCAATCGTTGATACATCAGCAGTTGAAACAAAGAAGATAACACCATCAGCGTTGAAGACGGCATTGTCGTTGAACAATGTTGACAACACAACCGATGCAAACAAGCCAGTAAGCTCAGCGCAGCAAACGGCATTGGATGCGAAAGTAACAGGAAACACCGCCATCACTGGAGCGACTAAAACGAAAATCACCTACGATGCAAAAGGTTTGGTAACTGCTGGAGCAGATGCAACCACAGCAGACATTGCAGATTCATTAAATAAACGCTATGTAACCGATGCACAGTTGGTAGTTGTTGGAAACACAAGCGGAACAAACACGGGTGACAACGCAACCAACTCGCAGTATAGCGGATTGGCAGCGAGTAAGCAAGATACTTTGGTATCTGCAACCAACATTAAGACCGTCAATAGCACATCGTTGTTGGGTTCGGGGGATGTCGCAGTTCAAGCAACTTTGGTGAGTGGCACAAATATCAAAACGATAAATTCTACTTCTTTACTTGGAAGCGGTGATATTGTTTTATCAGCAAGTCCAAGCGGAGTATCGGGTGCAATTCAGTTTAGCAATGGTAGTGCGTTTGCTAGTGATGCCGCTAACTTCTTTTGGGATGATACGAATAATAGGTTGGGGGTTGGAACAAATGCACCAAGTGCAACCGGGCATTTCAAAGGCAGTGGTGCAACATCCGCCACAACATCGCTTTTGGTTCAGAATAGTGCGGGAAGTACGGCTTTACAAATTAGAGATGATAGAAGCATTGATATTGTAGCCAATGAATTGGGTAATAATGCGTGGGGTCAATCAATCAAGTTTTTTGGCAGTAGCGGTGAAGTAAGGACAAATTTAGGGGGGGGAGTTGGATTTTTTGGAACTTGGTATAATGCAGGTTCAGAACAAATGCGATTGTCTACAAATAATAATTTATTGCTTGGAACGGCTACCGATGTTGCATCAAGTAAGTTGACAATAGAATCTACAACAAAAGGATTTCTACCACCCCGAATGACAACAACCCAAAAGAACGCCATTGCATCACCCGCGGCGGGATTAGTTTTGTACGATTCAACAACTAACAAATTACAATGCTACAATGGTAGCACTTGGAACGATTTATTCTAATTTTGTAGTATGACACCACAAAAAAAAGCAAAGGGTTTAGTTGAATTATTTTGGACAGAAGTTGAAGATAATAATTACGCTACAAGAAAAATGAGTTTAGTACAAGCCAAACTATGCGCATTGATTGCAATTGATGAGGTAATTGATGCAATCGATTGGCATGATTTTAAAGAGCAATTAAAGTTTTGGAATGAAGTAAAACAAGAAATAGAAAAATTATGAAAGCAATCCTTATCAATACAAGCGTAAACCTAACAAGCGGTTTATCAATCCCTTCGGGTTCAGTAGTCGTAATCGCAGAAGGTTACGCCGATGTGAAAAGTCAAAAAGACGGAATCATTCCCGCCCAAATTGCAACCTTTGTGTTTGCAAGTGCATCAGCGTTGGCAGAAGGTAAAGCACCGATACAAGGCATTGAGGATTTTAACACCACTTTCTCAGGGTTGGAATTAAGCGTTGCGGATTACGAAACTAAGTCAGCAGAAACGCTTTTAATAAATGCCGTATCAAATGCGTTGGATTTAATCTACCCGAACGAAATTGAAGTAATTACTTTATAAGTGAAACACTTTGACAATGATACAACGGCAGCGATTGCAACGGCTATCTCAGGCAGTTCGGCAGTTCTGCATTTTGCGAATACTTGGCAACCTTTGTTTGCACTTGTCTTGGCTCTTGTTGGTATTGTTTCGGGTTTGTTTGCGATTCGTTACTATGCCAAGAAAATTGATGCGATAGATGGCAAAGGTAAGTAACACCAGCACCTTCAGAGCAAAGCCAAAGAATAAGCTCGGCAGACATACTAAGCACATCAACAAACACAAATCGT